CTTACACCGAAAAGCCACTGGGTACATTTTAAGGCGTGGCGATTACCATTGAAAACGAACCGGGCGACATCACCCCCGTTTATTCCGACATCACTTACACACTGAGCAGCAACAACTCAGGGCAGACCAATTTTAAATTCGTGGCCGTTGTAAAAAATGCGACTGGCACTATCCTTGCCAAACTCAAAGCCCCGGTTTACACTGGCACTTCATACGGGGTGTTTAACCTTTCCCGGATATTGCAAAATTATGTAACCTTTGACTTCAATCAGGCGACTACAATCCCGGCCAAATGCAGCAACTCATTCCTTGCCTACTCAGTTGAGTTTGGCGAAGAATATGGGGGCGCAGAATATCTGAACCTGACCAGCGACACGGGTAAATACACTTGGAACGGGTTATTTTCAAAATGGGAAAGTGAAGCCGTTAGTGATTACGAAATAGCAATCCCCAGCAGCAGAAAGTTTTTAACCACGGTTCGCAGCCGCAGGGTTACACGGGCGCAGTATGACTACCTTTATTTTCTCAGGGGTGCGGCCACCGGAGTAGATGAAGTGGAAGTGAAAGCCTACAATGCGGCAGGGGTTGCCACCACATCAGTAATTGACCAGACTTTCAACACCACGGCAAAGGACGAATATCTACTCCGCATGGCAGCCGGGGTTGTAAACCTCAACCAAATATCCGCGGCATCTTTAATCAGTGGCACGGCAGGTTCGGTTGTTCCGGTCGGTACTGTCTATTATACAATACAGCTGAAACAAAGTATCGGGAATGACCCGTGCAGTGAGGCCTATCGGTTTGATGTGATTGAGGAGTGCTCTAAGTACACCCCAAGGGTATTGTATTTTCTCAATCGCCTTGGCGGCTTTGAAACACTGCGATGTGGTATGCTGAACCGCGACACATTTGAAGTACAACGAAAGCAATTAAAACGCAATACCTATGACTTTACCGGGACAGTCTACGGACGCGACACCGCAGCCCACGGCATCGCAAACTACTCGACCACCAAAACGCGGAAAGTAATCCTAAACACGGACTTCCTGAATGCAACTGAGTGGCAATGGGTGGACGACCTACTCAGCAGCCCTATTGTCTATTTAGACGGCACTATACCCGTGAACATCACCAACACCTCAATGGAAGTGTTTGATTTGAATGACGGGCCACAACAACTCAGAATTGAAGTTGAATACACCGAACCCGAAATCCTGCAAAATATATGAACAATGTAAGGCTGGTGTGCGGCAATCAGATAGTGGACTTGCCGACTGACTTCGGGATATTGATTAACAAGTCCATTGCAGACATCCGCGAACCTGAAAGCAGGTCATCAGATTGGAGCAAGACATTCACGCTGCCCGGCACGAAGCGGAACAATAAATTGTTCAGTCATTTGTTTGACCTCAATTTGTCAATCCGCAACACCACAGCAACGAATTTCAACCCGGATTTCAACCCAAACCTGAAAGCCAGTGCATCGCTGTATGTGGACGAGGTTACGCAAATAGAGGGCTTTATACGGCTGCTGAATATCAATGTAACCGACCGCCACGAAATTCAATATGAGTGTACATTGCACGGGCAGTTGGCAGACTTGTTTGCAAAGATTGCGGACAAGAGAATGTCCGAACTTGATTTTAGTGAGTATAACCACACGATAAACAGCACCAACATTTTTAATAGTTGGGACACTTCGATTGTAAAAAATGGCAGTAGTGGATATGTCAATTTCAGTGGTGGTAAACCGATTGGTGAGGGTTATGTCTATGGGTGGATAGATAATGGCACATACGCCAATTATGACAATTTATACACGGATAACATGACCCCGTATGTGTACGCAAAGCAGGTTGTTGACAAGATATTCAGTGGCGCAGGTTACACATATAGCAGCGGTTCGTTTTTTAATACTGATTTATTCAAGAGATTGGTCGTACCCTGCCCGACAAAGAACCCGATTTTATCAGAGGCGCAGGTTACACTCAGGCAGTTTGAAGCCAGCCCAAGCAGTTCGGCAACTTACAATATAAACACCTCACCGCCTCGCATCAATTTTGGCAATGAATTAACCGACCCTTCAAACCAATATAACACCACAAATTCACGATTTACAAACGCCTTCCAAAATCAAGTGTATGATTTCTATGTGGATTTAAAAGGAACGGCTCAGGGGCTTAATGCGAACTCAGAAGATTATTTGTTCCTGATGTTCAATGTCAACGGGCGAAGGTTTAGGCGCAGCATATTGCTAAAATCAAACGGGCTGGGTGAGGCAACTCTTGACCAAGTCATAAAACTTGAAAACTTCCGATTGTTTTTGAATGACTATGTGGAGGTAGAGTTTGACAGAATTATGTCGGGTTCGGGTGGCATTTCACCAGGCGCAACTTTGACCGGGGCGAGTATAACCCTAAACAGCACAACAAGTTTTTACAATGTGATTGTAGAGGGGAATTACGGGTATGGCGACCAAATGGACTTCACCGGGTTTTTTACGGGAACTGAAACCAAGCAGCGTGAGTTTATGCGGTGGGTTTTTACGATGTTCAATTTGTATTGCGAACCCGACCCAGCAAAAGCCTATTCAGTTGTTGTTTTACCCCGTGAAGATTTCTACACAAGCACGGTACGCGATTGGACAATGAAGCGCGATTTGTTGCAGCCTATGGAGATTATTCCTATGGGCGACCTCGATGCAGGGCGTTATGTATTTACCTATGCAGAAGGCGACGATGAACAGAACAAATACTATCGCGAAGATTACGGGCGTACTTATGGCGACCGCAATGTGATTGTAGAAAATGACTTTGTAAAGGACGAAAAACGCATTGAAATCGGGTTTGCGCCAACTCAAATAATTAAACCCGAAATTGAAACGGATAAATACTTGCCTTCGATTGAAACCAACAGCCAAGAACAAAAGGGTGGCAAGTTAAGGATATTGCAATACGATGCGATTGCGTGTAATGTTTACCGGGTTATTAACGGCTCACCTGCTGCGAGTGGAACGCCAACGATAAATGTAAAACAAATCTACCCGTTTATGTCGCACTTAGACGACCCTAATTCATCAACGGTGGACATCAATTTTGGAATGCCTCGCATGATTGGCTTAAAACCGGGTACGGCTGTAACCAATAATAACCTTTACAATAAGTATTGGAGCAAGTACATTCAGGAGATAACCGACAAGGATAGCAAAATAGTTCGCGGTCATTTTCACCTAACCCCGGCAGATATGGAAAAATTGTCATTCCGGGACTTGTATTTCTTCGACGGCAATTATTTCAGACTGAACAAGGTAGAAGATTATGACCCGATAAACCCCTCGGTAAACATTTGCGAGTTTTTGTTCTTAAAAACTGGACAGACTTTTACGGCAACCACGGGCAGCGTAGGCGGTGGCGGTGAACAAGGCACTGGTGAAGAAACGGAATACAATCCCGGTGGCGGCAGAACCAATGGCAAGGTCATTGAGCAAAAAGGCGTAAGCATTGGGGAGTATAATAGCGTAGGGGACGGCATAGGCGTAGGCAATGCAATCACGAATTTAGGACTGCGGAATGCGGCATTTGCCACCAGCGGAGTTACTTTTCTATGTGATGATAGCATAGTGATTGGTGAAGCCCCAGCCGAACCAGTGGGATGTAATGAGGTGTGGATACAAGGGCAGCAGATAACACCAAACAATTTTGGCACAAATCGTTTTGCTTTCCCAGCAGGCAATTACACACTGGCATTGCATGACGATATAATTATTTCGCTTGGAACAGGCAACCATACATTGACACTTCCAGAAGCATCGACGGCAGAGGGCAAATTATATTGGGTTGTAAAAAAAGGTGCGCAGGGTACACTCACCATTGACGCATACGCAGACGAACTAATCGACGGGGCTGCTAATTACACAATCAATAACCACTACGGAACGGCTTGCCTTGTGTGCGACGGAACGGAATGGTACGCATTAACAAACAAATAAAATGGCAAAAACAACGGTAGCAATAGACTTGCAGGCGCAAACCAAAGGAACTGAAAGCGTCAAATCATTAAAAGCCCAAATAAGAGAGGCAACTCAGGAAGCGGTTGCACTCGCTCAAAAGTTTGGTGAATTTTCACCCGAGGCGCAGAATGCCACAAAACGGGTGGCCGAACTGAAAGACCAAATGGAGGACTTTCAAATCCGGGTACAAGGTTTAAACCCAGACAAATTTCAAGTTCTTGCAAATATAGGCGTAGGCATTGCGCGAGGCATACAAGGGGCAACGGGTGCAATGCAGTTGTTTGGTATTGAAAGCGAAACCGCACAAAAGGCATTGGCAAAAGTACAAGCGGCATCCGCATTTGCCGAAGGGGTGCAGGGCGTTATCGACATGACAAAGGGCATGAAGGGCTTTGTCAAAGAAACGGTTGCAGGTTTTAAAGGGATTAAAGGCGCAATCGCTGCCACGGGTATAGGATTGCTCTTGGTGGCACTCGGTACGGTTGCCGCATATTGGGACGACATTAAAGGCGCGATAGGTGGGGTTACAGCAGAGCAAGAAAAACTGAATAAAAAGGCCACTGAAAATGTTGAGGCCGAAAAGCAAAAAACGGAACTTCTTGAACTATCCGAAAACACCTTAAAATTACAAGGCAAATCGGAACGCGATATTCAGAAACTGAAAATTGACCAGATAAACACGGAAATTGAAAAGCAAAAGGTTGTAATTGCCAATGCCAAAACTACTCGTGATTTAGAGGTAGCCGCTGCCAAAAGAAATAAGGAATTCGCAAAGGGTGCAATTCGCTTTGCACTTGAAGTTGCAGCAGCAGGTGTGCGCCTTTTGGTTACTCCACTTGACTTATTGATTAAGACTGCCAATGCCGTATCGGAAACGCTTGGATTTGGCAAAATAACCGCATTCAGTTTCAATGAAGAAATCGACAAAATGATTGAAAAGGGCAGCGAAATCGGGGCTAAATTTATTTTCAATCCTGATGAAGTTGCCAAAGAGGGCGACAAGGCGGTAAAGGCAGCAGAAAAAACGGGCGCAGAACTTGTAAGCAAAAGAGACGGGTTAATACTTGCCATAAAACAAGCAGACCAGCAGGCTGCACAAGAGGGGGCACAACGGGCAGAAGAAGAAAAACAAAAGGCATTGGAACGGCAGGCCACTATGCTCGGTCTTGACCAGTCAACAATTGAAAAGAAAGTTGCCGCTGCCGATGCTGCATTTCAAACAACGGTGGCAAACCTACGCAAACAAGGTTTCAGCGAATTAGAAATCGCAATGCAGCGTGATGCGGCACTTGAAAAGATACGCGAAGAACACCTGCAAAAACTCAAAGATGCGGACGAAAAGGCCAAAGCGGAGGCACTGAAAAGAGAAGAAGAACACCAAAAGAAATTAAAGGAATTTCAAAAGTCGCAGCAAGACAGCCTTTTAAAAGCAAATGAAGATTACTACAAATATCAGGAATTGCAACTTCTTCAAAATGGCGCAACGCAAGAAGAGTTCAACAACTTAGAACTTGAAAGGCTGCAAACCAATTTGGAGGCAATGCGCGCTATAAATGGTGAAAATTCAGCAGAGGCAATAGCAGCGGAGGCAGCACTTGCGGCAAAGAAAAAAGAAATACGCGACAAAGATTTAGCCGATAAACGGGCAGCAGAACAGCAGCAACTGGCTTGGACAGCGCAGGGTTTTGCAGCGATTGCTGAACTCGCGGACGCATTTGCAGGTAAATCCGAAGAGCAGCAAAAAAAGGCGTTTGAAATAAGAAAGAAAGCGTCTATTGCTCAGGCAATAGTGGAAACCATTGCATCAGCTCAGTCTGCATTTAATTCTCAAATTATACCGGGCGACCCTACTTCACCAATTCGCGGTGCTATTGCAGCAGCGTTGGCCATTGCATCGGGTATTGCACGGGTTCGCAAAATTGAGCAGACAAAGTTTGAAAGCCGAAACGCCCCGGCAGGTGGAGGCGGTGGAAACAATCCTTCCGCACCAAACACTACACCAGTAACCGGGGGTATTTTGCCGGATATGGAGCAGCCCGGTGGATTTGCCGGAATGGGGCGTGTTTATGTTCTCGAAGGCGACATTACCAAAACCCAAACAAGGGTTCGCAGGGTGCGAAATGTATCGGTTGTCTGATAAGTACATTTAAGGGCATGGAGTTACCATTGTACAAAATAGTAGTCAATGAAGATGACGACACGGGCGTGGAGTTCGTTTCGTTAGTTGACAAACCTGCTATAAAAAAAGACTTTCTCTTGTTTCAGGAATTTGTTGAGCCGGGCGCAAAGGAAAGTGAAGATGAATTTATCGGGCGTTGCGTTCCGTACATGATAGGCGAAGGAATGGAACAAGAACAAGCGGCTGCTGTATGTTATCAAAAATGGGAAAGCAAAAGCATGAAAGAACAGCGCAAGTTCAGCATTCAATCAGAAGAAAAGCGCATAATCACTGGTCCGGCAATGTTGGCCAACAAACCCATTTATCGGTTCGACGATGCAAGGGGTGAGTATTATGTCGTTTTCGATGCGGAAACCATTTGGACGATTGCAAAGAAAATGGCACGCAAAGCCATGTACAATGCAGTCAACACTGACCATGCCACACCCGTAAATGAGGGGGTTTACATGATAGAGATGTACTTCATTGACCGGGCAAGGGGCGTAAATCCTCCGGTTGGTTTTGAAGATGCAGAGGACGGATCAATGTTCGTTACCTATTTAGTGGACAATGAAGAAGTGTGGGGAAAAGTAAAGGCAGGGGAGTGGAAGGGTTTTTCAGTGGAAGGGCTTTTCAATGTCGAATATGAAGGCTCAGTCGCTGCCGAACTCAGGGCAATGGCATCTGAACTAAGTAAAATTTTGCACCAATTTACAAACAATAATATTTACAAGAAATGAACTTCACAAAAGAACTGGCCGAATTGAAAACCAGCTTTTCGGCATTGACAGAAGAATTGAAAATGCGCTTTAACGCAGAACCAGCGGCAGAACCAAAAGCATTTGGCGAAGCCACTTTGGTTGACGGCACAATCGTATCATTTGAAGGCGATGCACCCGCAATCGGTGGCGCACTTATGGTTATCAGCCCCGAGGGCGAAGTACCTGCGCCTGACGGAACACACGAAACTACTGACGGGCAGTTGATTTCAACCGAGGGTGGTATCATTACCGAAATCGAAATCAAAGAAATGGAAGTCGAAGAAGAGGCAGCCGCACAATTTGCAAGCCTTGAAGTGTTCGAAGCCTACCGCACAAGTGTTGAAGACAGACTCAGCAGCATCGAAAAGAACCTGATTGCTATGCTGGGCAAAGTTGAAGAAACTTTCAGCGTGTTCGAAAAGTTCGCAAACCAAACCCCCGAGCCTGCTGCACCTCAGTTCGGCCACAAGAAAACCGAAAAAGACAGCGCAATTAAAGCATTCGCATCCTCATTCAAAAACCTTAAAAAATAAAATAAAATGGCATTTGTTGTTTCAGGTCTTACCGACTACACCAAAGAGGTAAAAACCGACCTACTCGTAAAATCAATGTTCAGTGGTAAAACTGCATCTTTGTTGCAGGGTGCTGGGCAAGTTGTTCCCGGAATTAAGAGTGCAGAAATTCTGCCCTTGCTTACTTCCGATGTTTTCTTTCAAGCAGACGGCTGTGGATATAGCCCTTCGGGAACTACCACAATCAGCAAGAGAACCCTGACCGTTGGTAAAATCAAAATCGAAGAGACCTTGTGTCCTAAGACTTTGGAAACCAAATACACTCAAATCGGTTTGGCTGCTGGCGCACCCGTAGACCTTGGCGTGTTCCAAGAGCAGATTGGTAACGAAAAAGCTGCTAAGATTTCTGAAGCACTTGAAACTGCTATTTGGCAGGGCGACTCAACCGGAGGTGCTGGCAACCTTGGTTTCTTCGACGGGTTCTTGACTATCCTTGGCGACCTCGGATTTGGCGGTGCTGGCGACCCTATCGAGGGAAACCCCACAACTGGCGGTGGCTGGACTAAACTGACTTCGCTTACTTCTTCAAACATTGACGAAGCCATTGAAAAGATTTACAGCCTTATCCCTGCCGGCGTGCTTGGTAAAGAAGATGTGTTTATCGCAATGGGAACTGATACCTACCGCACTTACCGCGCTTGGTTAGTGTCTGCCAACTTGTTCCACTACGACGCTGTTGAAGCAACTGCAATGGAAATTGTTGACCCTATTTCAGGCATCAAAATCTACGGGCTGCACGGAATGAATGGAACAAACCAAATCGTTGCAGGTCGCTGGTCAAACTTCTTTATCGGTACGGACATGATGAATGAAGAGGAAGAGTGGAAAATGTGGTACTCTTTAGACTCAGACGAGGTAAGATACAGAGTATCAATGAAATACGCAACGCAGGTGGCGTTCCCAGAACAAGTGGTGCTTTTCAAACTCTAATTAACGAAACAGAAAATTTAACCCGGGGGGTGGGGAACAACCCTACCCCCTTTTAATTTAAAAAAAGTAGAAAAATGTGTATATTAACCACGGGCTTTACATTAGACTGTAAGACCCAATCCGCAGGCATTAAGAGTATTTACCTTGTTGAATTTGGCGCAAAAGCCACTTTGACAAAAAGCAGCGGTGAGGTTTCAGCCCACACCCTGAACAGCCCCAAAGTTTATTTCAAGTACGAGTTGGAAAAGGAAACCACTGCCATGACTTGGCGCACCATTCCGTCAACCGAAAACGGCACGGTGTTTTACGAAGCCGAAGTGAACGCCCGTTTGCACAAAGTAACCACCGCACAGCGCAATGAAATCAAATTGCTGGCTCAAAACCGTATGCTGTTGATTGTACTTGATGCAGAGGGTAACTACTGGCTGCTGGGTGCTGATTATGGCGTTCAGTTGCAGCAAAGCGAACACAACTTTGGTCAGGCGTTTGGCGACTTCAAAGGTCATGTGTTGAATTTCTTGCATAAAGAAACCGACCTGCCTTTGAAAGTTCAGTCGGCTGTTGTAACTTCGCTGGGTCTTTCATAAGTATTTGTTCATAGTATTTGCAAGGGGGTGGCTTCGGCTGCCCCTTTTTTTTAAAAAAAAACTTGCACAATTAAAATTTAGGTTATATGTTTGCATTACATAAGTAAATAAAATTTATTTATTCCATCAAGGGCGGTGCTTTAATTAGTGCCGCCCTTGTTTTTTTGCACACTTTGAAAATGGGTACATTTAGGGTTGATGCTCTACATTACTAAGGGTCAAAGCAATTCAGTAATCATTACTGGTCGGGAAAAGGTTACAATTACCTCGCCCGTTTATTTGTTGGTTTTTGACTCTCAGGTAAGCTATGACCAAAAGGCTTTTATCGTGTCCGACAGCAGCACACACCCAGCAAGGTTTCAAGAGTTCACATTTACCGAGGGCAGCACAGCAGCCAAAACCCTGCCGATTGGCACACATTATTGGAGGTTGTTTGCCCAGACCAGCCCCACAAATTTAGACCCGGACTTGGCAAATGAAGAAATAGACCGGGGTATTGCAGAGGTAAGCACATCACACACGAATTTTAATGATCACGAGGTCAACACCACTATAAAACAGCACCACATCGGATGAGTTTTGAACTACTAAAAATCACATTTGCGGAGTCTAAGCTGCCAAAGTTCAAAGAACAAAAGCAAAAGGGCTTCGTTACCTATGGGGAAAAGAACGATTTTCCTGATACGCTACTCGAATTTTACAAGCGCAGCCCAAAACACGGGGCGATTGTAAAGCAAAAGGCAAGGTTTACCGCTGGCAGTGAGTGTGTAATCGAAGGCAATCAGGCGGCTTTAAAGTTGATTGACTTTGTTAACCCTTATGAGGGGCTGCATGATTTCAAAGCAAAGTTGGCACTCGATTACGAGATATTCAATGGGTATTGTTTTGAGGTGCATTACAACAAGTTAGGTCAAATTGCAAAGTTTTATCATGTTGATTTTTCAAAAATCCGCACGAACGACCACCGGACATATTTGTACCTGCAAGATTGGCAGAAATACAAGGCGGATGAAGTAAGGACTTATGACCGATTTAACCCCGATACAGCCGAGCCGTTTAGCGTTCAGCTTTATTATTACCGGGAATATGATGCAGGGCTGGGAGTTTACCCGTTACCACCTTACATTCACGGGCTGCAATACATCGAAATTGATGTTGAGATAGCCAACTTCCACAATAACAACATCCGCAACGGGTTTTCAAATGGAACGCTGGTGCAACTTTTTAAAGGCGAACCAACACCGGAACAAGCGCGGAAGTTTGAACGGAAGTTTAAAGACCGCACCACCGGAACGGATAACGCTGGGGGCTTAATCATTCAGTTCAATGACGGCAACGAACGCCCGGCAGAGGTTAACCACATACAGCCCAGCGACATTGACAAACAATTTTTGCAACTCAATGAGACGGTAAACAGCGAGATTTTCACGGCTCACAACTTCCCACCTATCTTAATGGGTCAAAAATCAGACGGGCAACTTGGCGCGAGAAATGAATTGATTGAGGCTTACGAGATGTTCCATAAGTCCTATGTAAACCAACGACAAGCAAGACTTGACAGTTCACTTGAATATGTTTGCGATTTCATTTATCCGGGCGTACAGATAAGCACACAAGACAGCGAGTTTATCGGGCTTGATTATGTGGCACTGGCAAACACCGGGGTTATTTCAGTAGATGAAGCCCGTGTCGCACTTGGATTAGGCGAAGCTGAGCAGAAAGTTGTTGACAGCGCACAGCGTATAATTGAAAGCATCAACAGCCTTTCACCATTGGTGGCAAACAATGTGCTGTCAAATATGACTATAAACGAAAAGAGGGCGTTGGCAGGTCTTGCACCAATAGCAGGTGGCGATGTGTTACAAGCAGCACCACCAGCCGATGCAGCGTTCAAGTTCAATGACTTTGAAAAGTGGCACGATGACGATTTAAAAGTGTTCGCGCAATTTGGACAGCCGGAAAGTCAGTTTGAAATGGTGAAGTTCAACTTTGCCGAACTTTCAGAAAAGGAACTTGCAATCATGGGGGCGGTTAATGATAACCCAAAGGCAAGTGTAAAAGAAATTTCGACCGCCTCACGAATAGCCGAAGATGAAGTGATTAAGATTTTAAGAGTGTTGCAAGACGCTGGCAAAATTGAGTGGACGAACACCGCCATAAAAATTACCGACATCGGGATAAACGACATCAGCGACAGCGGAGGCACACCACGAATTGAACTGAGGTATAAATATAATGTGAGTCCCGAGGCAAAACCACTTAAAACACAATCACGCCCGTTCTGCATTGAAATGGAAAAAATGAATAGGTTATACACCCGTCAGGATATTGACCAAATGACTGCGATTTTGGGTTACGATGTATGGAGGCGCAGAGGCGGCTGGTACACCGTGCCGGATAGCACACCCCCGTTACACTTGCCACATTGTAGGCACGAGTGGAAGCAGGTATATGTAAGGAGGCGCAACAATGGCTAATTTTGCTTTTTTTGTAAGTGAGCAGGATGTTAAGAAAAACACCCCTATCGATGAAAATGTGGACAGCAAAATTCTGCAAACGGCAATGCGTACGGCTCAGGATATCTACATCAGGGATATAATAGGCTCAGGTCTTTATGACAAGATTTGCGACGACATAAATGGCGCTGGTTTGGCAGGTGATTACCTCACATTGGTGAATAAATACATTGCGCCTTGCCTATACCATTACATTGTAACTGAAAGTATGCTGCCTATGACCTTTAAAATGATGAATAAAAGCGTCATGACAAGGGGCAGCGACAATTCAAACAGCGTAGATTTAGACCAGTTGACGCGAATTGAACGCGAATATCAGCACAAAGCGGAATACTACGCCCAAAGATTGCGCGATTACCTTCTCGAAAACGACACTAAATTCCCCTTGTATCTCAATCCGGGTGACGGCATCGATGTAATTAACCCACATTCTGCTGATATGCTGGGCGGTTTCTTCCTCGGATATGGTGAAGACGATTGCTTTTTAAATTACGACTTTCCCAAATGAGTAAAGTAAGAGAGAAAAACGAACAAAAGGCACTAATATATTTTCAAAAACATGGTAACGATAAACCAACTGCTAAACGCCCTTACAACAGCCGGGGAAAATCACCGGCAAATTAAGGCGGTCGTTACCAACTTGGATTACAATGTAGCCACAACTGGCGACACATTGTACCCATTGATGCGGATATTCCCTGACGGCAGCCAAATAGACATGGATAGGGTTGTTTATCGGTTTGCGCTGGCCGTAATGGACAGACACCGCGAAGATTTTACCGATGCGGTGGAACGGATAAGCGATATGCACCAAGTTTTATTGGACATTTACGCGACACTTCGCTACATCTACCGCAACGATAGTTCGGGAATGTGGAAACTCGAAGATAGTGCAACACCATTTTATGACGACAAAACCGACATCGTGGCAGGGGTTGCAAGTGTGTTTACATTTACGGCATCAAACACCCGTGATTTTTGCGATGTGCCGAGCAATGATTACGACTTCCCAGGATTAGATTTGTCGGGGTTGCAGGTCATTGACGGGGGGTATTACAATAGTTCTTTTTCAAACATAATTAACGGAGGCATAGCGTGAGTTACATCACTATAAAATTAAGACGCGGCACTGCTGCACAATGGACAGCACAAAACCCGGTATTGGCCGAAGGTGAATTTGGTGCTGAAACCGATACACGAAAATTCAAAATCGGTAACGGGGTAGGGGCGTGGAACTCGCTGCAATATTGGGGCGGTAGCGGTGGTGGTGCTACATTGTTTACTGACCTTACCGATGTGCCGCAAAGTTACACCGGGCAGGGCGGCAAACTTGTAAGGGTAAAGGCCGATGCAAGTGGATTGGAGTTCTACACCTTGACCATAAGCAGTGGCGATGTAACGACAGCACTCGGGTTCACCCCCGAGAATGTGGCGAATAAGTCAACAAGCGTTACAACTGATCAGGCCAGCAACACAAAATACCCAAGCGTTAAAGCGGTTTATGATTGGGCGGTGGCGACATTCACCACAACCGCAGCGGTGGCAAGTCAAATAACAACTGCATTAAGCGGCTATGCAACTGAGGCTTATGTAACATCGCAGGGCTATATAACTAATGTTATCACGGCTTTGGGTTATACGCCCGAAAATGTGGCAAATAAGAAGTTAAATTTATCCGATAACAGCGACACATTCTACCCCTCGCAAAAGGCTGTTAAAACGGCTGTGGATGCGAAACAAGAAACGCTGGTTTCAGGCACAAACATCAAAACAATTAACGGCAACAGCGTCTTAGGCGGTGGTGATTTAACCATTTCAGCAGGCGCGGACATCTTAGAAATTCAAGTATTCTCATAATGGCAACTTTTACCAAAATATTACTATCAGGCAGCACGGGCGGAAGACCTATTAAGGTGGCTGCATCGGGAACACCCGGCACAACTATTCACACCACTCAGGCAAGCAGCGGAGTTATTGACGAAGTGTGGTTATATGCCACCAATACAAGTGCATCAGCCGTTAACCTTACCATTGAGTTAGGTGGCACATCTTCGCCGGACGACCAAATTATTGTAGGCATACCAAGCAAATCAGGTTTAACTCTTATTTTACCCGGTTGTGTTTTGACGGGTGATGGGTCAAGTGGGCGCACAATAAGGGCGTTTGGTGGCAGTGCCAACAATATAAACCTTGTTGGGTATGTTAACCGAATTTCATAATGGCTAATTCAAGGTTCGGTCTTCGCACAAGAATTGGCCAAATGTCAAATGTGATTTCAAATTTGGCTGCTCTTGATGACGATGCACGATTATTTATTGATGCAGTTGGGATAACAGACACGACAATAATTAACGCAATTAACCAGCTTGTTGTTGATTTAAAGGGCTTTTCTATATGGTCAAAATGCTATGCTATTTATCCCTTGGTAAATGGTTCTGCAACTAGTCACAAATGGAATTTAAAAGATGCCCGCGATTTAGATGCAGCATATAGATTAACTTTCAGCGGTGGAATTACGCATAATGCAAATGGTGCTGAATTTAACGGCACAACGGGATATGCGGACACTTTTCTAAATATAAGCAGCAGCGTAAGTGGATGGCACAACGACCACCATTATGCTATCTATTTAAGAACACAACAACCGAGTGTAGGTGATGGCTGGCATATTGGCGTAGGTAATACTGCAACTGGCGACCCTATTTACGGAATGGCTATCCGAAGGTTCTCATCAAATTCAAATGACCGGATTTTTGACATGGGTAATGTTGTAAGTGGAAGCGGTAGATTATCCGACACCACAACTGATGCAAGAGGTTTTTATATTGGAACTGCAACGGCTTCAAATAGCCGTAAATTATATCGCAATGGCAGTGCTGTTTTAACCCGGTCAACAACCGTTACAGGAACACCCAGCAATGGTAAAGTATATATTGGAAGCATTAACCCAACATCGGGAAGTCAATTATATTTACAAGGGCAGATGGCATTTGTAAGCATTGGGCAGGGATTGACCGATACGGATGCAACAAATTACAACACCGCAGTTAGCACATTTCAAACAACATTAGGGAGGCAGGTATGATTTTAGTTTGGAAATTCCCGGAGGGCGTTAATATTGACGATGCAAGGCAACTGCAAGGCACTGAGGGCAGCCATTTAAACCCCGTGCAAGATGCGGAAGGCAACTGGATAGTAAGCGATGAGGAATATTGCATGGCTGAATTTCAGTACCTGAAAAAAGAATACCCACAAATTTGGGCAGGTATGACACGAATTGAATACAAGCCACAACCCCCAATAAGTGATGAAGGATAATTTGGACAATAGTATAATAGGCAGTTGGTTATTGTGGCTGGCTGGTGTTGCGGCTAAATTGCTGCCCATAGTTCAGTTCCTTTCATTTACGGCTGCTCTTGTGGTAAGTTGCATAGGTATTTACAAGTTTTTGAAAAATGGCAAAAAGTAAAGAAGTAGTCAAATGGCAACCGAAACCTAAGCGAAAGTTGGGACGGCATACCAAGTCAGAGAATAAACATAGCAGAACCAAAAAATATAGGGGGCAAGGAAGATGAAATTAAAAAACTATTTTGAACCTACGCCCAAAAGATTTAGGGTATTAGGCGACAGCATTGCGGCTATGTCGTTATTCATTGCCGGACTAAACATCGACAATCCTAAGTTGATGTTGGCATCGGGTATATGTGGGGCGGTCGGTAAATTCATAACCAATTTTTTTGCAGAAGAATGAGGCTGTTTGTAATTGTTGCCGGGCTACTGATACTCACTTGGGCAGTGAGCCGTATCTTCACAAAGGTTGAATTGTACGGGCAAGGTGTTTTGGCTGATAAAAAAATAGACAGCTTTGCGCAGGTCGCTGGCAGGGCGTTAAAACTTGCGGACTCATTACAGCGCATTACAGACACTTTAAAACAAAAAAGGAGTGTGAGTATAGTTGAGGTTACAAAGTGGCGTGAAAGGCGTTTAAATGATACTTTTTGGGGTACTCTCGAAGACACTGCCAAAATAACTTACTTGCTGAAAGAGAATGACAGCCTTTTCAGGATAGTTGAATTGGACACTGAAATAATCGAAAAGCAAGACCGCACCATATTGTCGCAAAGTGTTGCGATAATTGCGAAAGATAGTATCATAAATCGTACACAATCGGGTATAAAAGCCCTATCGAATGAAAATTCATACCTGAAAAGGGTTAATACAAAGGTTAAAAGACAGCGCAACTGGTCATTTTTGGCTGGGGTATTAATAGGGGTCATCGCAAAATGAGAAAGTTACAAGAGATTTTGAATGCCAACGGGGCGCAATTAGTTGTTGACGGCATCGTAGGGCAGCGCACATTGACCGCACTGCATCAATATGTAAAGGCGAACATCGAAAAACGCAAATGGGTAATGCCGAAAGACGGGCTGGTGTGGATCAGAACCGACAAGAACCTCACAAATACCTTTGACGATTTCGTGGCGGTTTACAAATCAGGGCTGCCAGTTATGGCATTGCCTTGCTCAACAACTGCTGGGGATTACTATGTATTCAATCCTTTGACCGTTGGGGGAATTACGGGTACTGCAATCGCTTGTGAGCAGCAAATAATTGGGGCGCATCAGTTCGTAACAGCTTCAAATTGGCGTTTCCTTTGGTTAAATGCGCCCTACTTTATGCAGGTGTTGCCCATTACCATTTACCGAGACGGCAATAAAAATCGCTTAATTGATAGCCACATAAAGCAATTTGGATTGTTTGGTATTAACCTGCATCGGGGCGGCGTTGCTGCCACAATTAACGGCTGGTCTGCCGGGTGTCATGTGGTGCAAGATGCAATGTGGTTTGAAGTTTGCAAACTTTTTACCAACGGACAGCGTATTGATTTTACGCTGTTTGAAGTTTAAAGTGCAATAAATGCACTTGCACTATCCATGCTGAATTTTTTGCTGTAAAATTCTTTGGCAAAGTTGCGGTTGTTTTTTACAAATGTGTAATATTCGCCCAATTTCTTGCCGTTGTTTTTGACGAATTCCAAAACACTTTGTGAGTTGCTTTTGTTGGCAGCAAGTTTGGCAGCACTTTTGGCAGCCTTCATATTTTGCTCACGATTTAAGTCTTCGTAATATTCAGCAACGATTTGGCAAAAATCTTGATTTTTCAGCAGTTCAAAAACCACAACCCAAATTTGTTTTTCGGAAAGGCGGTCGGTAGAAGTAATGATTTTGTAAGCCAATGTGTCAACTGGCAGGGCTTGAATAATTTCTCTTCTGCGATTGTCAGCAACTTGAATGTCAATGTCGGTGGTGTAGTTACCCATGCTGCTAATGGTGTTGATGCGAACATTTACATGGCTGGTGTAGTTGAATAGTTGTTGTTTCATGTGGCAAATATAGTGTAAAAAACTATACTTGCAAGTATTTTAAGAAAAAAATTATTTTTTTTTGCTCCCGGTGTGAGGTTCGAACTCACAGCTCCCCCCTTTAAGTGTTTCGCACCGAGCCAGGCAGTCTACTAACTATTTAACCGGTGGAGGAATGTTACCAATTTACACTAACCGGGCATTTAATATAATTTCATGCACTGCATGATTTTTTCATTCACTTGTTTTGTAGTCATCAAAGTTAGCCATTCTTCGCTGCCCGTGCAAATCATTGTTAACGGAGTTGATTTTGTGCTGCGGATATCTTCCATAACATACTCAACATTCCAAATGGCTATCTGAAATGTGGGCGCATCCCATAAATCAGGTTGCAACCCCAAATCTTCGAGTTGTTCGCCTTCTTCGTCTGCTGCGAGTACATCAATTATCAATGGCCTTAATAGCATTTGCCGTCAATTATGCGATAGTTGTTGACTTTGAAATTGCCACCTTTGAGAATTTCCACGATTGCGCCCCCGTGATTTTGCCGGGTATAGCCGAACGGGTTATATTCCGGTGTAAGGGTACAATGACAGCCTATGGAATAGCACACGATTTGGTCGCGTTTAAGGTTGTTTTCGTGGTGTGTAGATGTTTGGTGGTGGTGTCCTATCAACAACGAAGATTTAGCCCTTAAAAACGCCCCTCTTGCTGGGTTAACCGGGGCAGAAATACCCTTCTGCAACTCATGGCCGTGCAATATATCTAACTTCCCGGCTCTTATTCTCTCGCGGTAAACCACATCAATACCGAACTTTTTGAGTTGTAGCTGGTCTTCAAGTCCGATGCCGTCCAATTCAGCAATCGCACGGGCGTTTGTGAGTAAATAATTCCGCATCCTTTCTTCGTGATTGCCAAATTTGTAAACTATCGGAATGTCCCCAAATTCGTCCCTGAGTAACTGAAAAAAACTTCGTGTCATTTCAAGTTCAGTTTTGATACTTGGCCGACCTACTTCTTTAATAAAGCGGCTCACCTCGTACATATCAATTATGTCTCCGTTCAGCACGATCCCGTCAACATTTGCATTTTTTGCCAGTTGTAAGGAGGCGGCAATCGCGGTCGGGTCATGCTCAGGGAAGTGAATATCGGACATAACCAGCCAGCATCCGGGTTTAAGGATTTTTTCTTTTGGCTCCGGAAGTTTGGTGAATAGCTTGTACTTGCGTAGGCCGTCCTCGATTGTGCTTGGTTGCGTAAACCCAGGCAGTGCCTTGGTGTTGGTTTTGTTTGATCCGGTTAACGACCGCACAATGTTTCGCACCGCATCAATTCCGCTAAAAAGCCCGTGGTTTTCGTTGTAAATTAAGCGCGAAAGGGTTTGTTTTGGAATGGTTAATTGATTGTTATTGTCGCAATATTTGCGGATGTAACTTTCAACCAGTTGTGTTTTGTTCATCTAAGTATAAATGTACCAAAAGAAAAGGGGAACGCAATGCTCCCCATGTTCAAAATAAATTTGTGTTCAAGATTGATGAAAAATCAGTCAGTGTTTAAGTTGACTTTTTAAAGTGTTGTGTCAGCGTTTAGCTTAACCGCCCCTCCTTCTTTTCGATGTCGATTTGCCTCCGCAAGTCTGCCCATGCGTTAAATGTTTCATTCGCATTTTCAACGGGTTTGTCGCGTTCAAAAGTGTAAGGTGTGGCTTCAGGTTGTTCAATAGTTTTGGTGGGAATTACGAGCCAATAAAGGAAGTAGGTAAGCACCCCGGCAATGATAATCATTTTGCACCTCCTTCTTCTTCGCCCCATTCCTCGTTAACGGCAATTTTAATACCTTGTTTTATTCCTTCGTTGTAGGCTTCTTTTTTTTGCTCGGCTTCCATTGCTTTGGCTTGTTGCAAAGTATCAAAACCATCTTCACTTAACCGCAAATGGTCAGGTAATTGGTCAAATAACCACTCTACTGCTGTTTGTGTCATTTTGCACCTCCGTAATTTTGGACATAATAATCTGCCGCATCTTCGTAAGCCTCGGCCATGTCGTTGCGTTTGCAGTCAAGGTCTTCACGCCCGGCATAATAGGCTTGTTCAATGCGTGTGCGTTCATTGCTGAGCCACCTTTCCGCTTCGGCTCTTAACACTGGCCAGCCTGCCTTTTGCAAGTCTTGAATGACTAATTGAACGGGTGTCATGCTTCTACCTCCCTCAATGCTATGGTGTCTCCACCGGGTGTATAATTGGCAGGGGTAATCACTTCACCGTCATCTGTAATCGGTTGCACTCCTTTTTCGTGCGACTTATACGCCCACTTTGCAAGGTCTTCGATTGTTTTCATCTTGAACTTTGCGGAGTTCCAATCGTCTATGTGGTCGAATGACCAGCGTCCGGGCAGTGCCTTCTGCTGAATTTCAAAGCCCATAAAGGTGAAAGTCTTGCCGTGCTTACTGGCTTCATCAATGGCAAGTGATTTGATTTGCTCTTTGGCTGCTTTGACCTGCGCCTCTAATTTGTGAAGGGCGCAATAGATTTCAAGTGGGTTGGCGTTGCCTTCCTCAACTGCGAAAATCATGTCGGTAATGTCAGGTGTAATCATAGTATTATTTGTTTGGTATTATTATTATTTCTTTATAATTCCCAGCGTTCACCCACTCCACTAACTTGTCAAGTTTGGCATACGCCCAATCGGGTATGAATTTGCCGTCGGTTTCAATCATTACACGGGGGTAAGCGTATAGGCAACGCCCTAAACCAAATTGCACCGCTGCCCGTTTCATGGCATCGGATATGCCACCCTTCTCAGGTTCGATATTGGTTTTGGATGCTCCGTCTTCGCGGTAAACAAATTTTTTGTCAATGGTTACGGATAAGCGGCAAATAAAGCCATTGGCGATTTCTCTAAACTCCGATGTCCAGTTACTCGCCCCAAAGGCTTCATCAAATCGTTCCATAACACAGCGGTTGGTGATGTACGGCACGACAATGAGTTTGCCAGTGCTGGTCTGTTGCTGCACACGCCATTCAATTTCGTTGGCAGTGATTGGTTTTTTTAGTATGTCATTCATAATGGGTACAAAGATAGTGTAAAAAACTAAACTTGCAAATTATTTTTGAGAATTTTTTATTTGTTCAATCAATTCCGGTGTGTAAATCGCACACTTGTACCCCTTGCGTTGGTATAGTTTAATTGTCCGTTCTACTTCTTCGGCCGGCACCGGGTAGTAGTTGACATTGTTTGCAGCATTCCAATAAACAAGGGTGATGTATAACATAGTGCAACCGCAATTCAGGGTGTGTTAATTTGTAGAAACTGCGGCTGCACGGCTGTTATTCTGCAACAATCTCAAAGGCCGTATCAATTACAAGTTGATGCTTTGCCGGAAGATACTTGCTGTCGTTTTTAAGCGCATCGAAAATCGTCTTACGGCTTACTTTCCCGGCAAGTTGTTTTACCAGCATCTCCGTGTCGCCCTTCGCCCGGTGCTTTATGAAGTGTTTTTGCTTTTGTGCGTAGGTCATAGTTCTTCAATCAATCGTTTCAAATACCATTCGGCCTTTTCTAAATCCGTTTTGCCGCCCTTGTTTTCGTAACGCCATAGGTACTTAATGACATTACCCCTGAGATAGCCTTGAAATTGCTGCTCGCTCATTGCTGCTTTGATTGCCTCAATACATTCAATGGGCGTGTCTTTGTAGTGGGCAGGGTTCACCAAGTCCTTTGTCGGTGCTTTCCAGTCAAAATCAGACATCAGAATGGCAGGTCATCGCCCCCTTTGTAGGCTGGTTCAGGTGTTACCTCTTTGTTAGTTACATTTTTGTAAGCCTTCGCACCACCCACATAGGTAGTGGGCTTCTTCGCCTCTCGTTCTTCTTTGCTTTGTGAGAGTGCAATGTAATGGGTTTCACCAAATTTGCCCTCAGATTTGCGTTCGCTGCAAACGAGTTTGATGTACTTTTTGCCATTTTTGGCGGTGGTGATTGCCTCGCTGGGCAAATCGGATAAACAGATATCGAGTATTAACATGATGCAAATATAGAAAATTAAACTTAAAATATACGCAACTGCGCTGCAAAATCTTTGTATCTTTTTTCGGCTGCTGCAAAATAATCGAGGTCAAGTTCGCAACCTATAAAATCAAGTCCGGCTTTGTGTGCTGCAATTCTGCTGCTGCCACTTCCCAAATGAGTGTCAAGTATCTTATCCCCCTGCTTTGCGTAGTTCTTAAAAATCCAATCGTAAAGTGCAACGGGTTTTTGTGTAGGGTGTATTCTATTTAATTGCGTTGCGGTTTTATTATAAATCTTTGCTCCGTTTTTAAAAGAAGTCCAAGCCATTTCACACATTGCAAAACTCATATCTTCAGCTATTTTTTTATCCCAAATAATAAAACATTTGCAATTTCCTAATCTATCTAAAAAATAATTTCCCCCCCAAACAATTTGATTTTTTGATACTCTTTTTAATTCTTTAAAATATTCATCATTTGGCGCTGCTTTATCCCAGTGTTTTATTTCATATTTTTCTTTAAAATGTGTTCCACTTGAATTTATATCTATCCCATAAGGTGGGTCTACCGCTGCCAAATCAAAATACTTATCAGGGTAGCGTGACATTAAATCCATGCAATCCTCGTTGTAAACTTCGCTTATCATTTCAGTTTGTTTATCAACGCCTCATTTATTTGGTTAAACTTTCGGCAGTATTCCCTTTCCACATGACAAAGGTCGTCAACTTTTCGGCAGGCGTGGATGACAGTGCTGTGATCACGCTGCGCTATGTTGGCAATTTTAACCAAACTCAGGCCGGAATATTGATACATGAGTTTAAACCAAATGTGCCTCAGGTTAACCACTTCGCCCTTTCGGCTGCGCGATGCTATCATCGTGGGCAAAAAGTAGGGAAAAACGCCCCCGATAGCCTCCTCGATTAACTCTTGCATGGTGGCTTGTTTGTTTTTTTCGCCCAGCATTGTTTTAAGATAGTCTATATCTCGATGCATTGCCTCAATGCAGACTTTCAATTCGTCAACTTCTTCGTTTTTACGGCTGTAACGGGCAGCCATTGTTTGCCAATACTTCACCTCTTTTTTTAGGCGGTAAATCGTGGCGGTTTGGTTTTCAGGTATTATGCTCATGCTCTATTATCTTAAAAAGTTCGTAGGATATTTGTGGAACTATGGCATTTCCATAGCCTTTGATTGACTCGTTTCGCCATTTTGAAAAGGTAATTCCGTCCAGTTCGGTGGGAAGCCCATCATCTCCGCTACAAATCGGGGATTGAGTTGGGAACCGGTTCCAGTTACTTCCCCTAAATTCCCCTTTCCTCTGTCTGTTGCGCTGTCCTTGTATGCAAATACTCTCGGTGTCGGTAGCATTCCCCTTTGATAAATAAATCCCGTTTGAATTTCTTGTGCAAGTGTTCCGCTGTTCCCAAATTTCTGCTCCTTCTTGCTCATTTTTTCCGTGTATGCATCTGCTGTGCATGGTGTTTTTAGCAACAAACCAGCATCTATCCCGGCGGTGCGGTGCGTTTTTGGCCGCAGCTGGAATAATAAACGGTTGAACTTCGTACCCTTCATTTTCCAAGTCAATGCACACCTGCTCGAAAACCAATCCCCCGTCAATATTGACGATACCAAAGACATTTTCTGCGATGATCCATGTGGGTTTAATTTCTTGTATTGCTCGTAGCATTTCGCCCCACAAGTAGCGTTCATCATCTGTTCCCTTTCGCTTTCCTGCGAGTGAGAATGGTTGGCAGGGGAAGCCCCCGGTGAGAATATCAATTCTATTTGCATATTTTTTAAAATCAGTTTTGCATATATCAATGTGGCTGTCTGCTTCCGGCCAATAGTATTCCAATACCTTGCGCGGAAATTCCATCCATTCGCAGTGAAACATATTCTCCCAGCCCATCCATTCGGCTGCAAGGTCAAACCCACCAATGCCACTAAATAAACTTCCGTGCCTCATACATATAGTCCGGTTGGTATGTGATAATTAAACTCGCACATTCCCACTTCACCCCAGTGCGAGAACTTCACCTTTTGCACATGAATTTCTACCGTGTTGTTTTTGAAATTCCGATAAACGGTGATGCCATTGTCGGTCTTGTTGAAGAAGTTTGCACTCCCTGCAATGTCGTACAAGGTCGGTATGTGGTAACTGCTGTCTTCATTCTTTTGGATTTTGCGTGGGTGCGCCACAAGGAAACAATGCACATTGTATTTTTCGCAAAAGTTTACAATCTTATCAAGGCTTTGCCCGATGTATTTGGTTTCGCTTTCGGTATATTGGTGTTCAAGTTTGTTCCAAGCATCTATGACAAACCAGTCAATGTTATGTCGGTTTTTGAGTTCGGCAACCTTGGCGAAGATGCTGTCAAGTGTGTTATCCTTTTCGGGCTTAATAAAGAAAATATGCTTTTCAAGTTCGATAACCGCATCAAATACTTCCTCTTGGCTCATTCTATCCCTGCCCATAAAAGGCCGTTGTGTAATCTTTCGCATCAGTTTAGATATATGCAGTTCGGTCGGTCGGTTTTCGGGGCTGTAAAAGCCACCTTTCCACCCGTGTTTAATCATTAACTTCATCAGCACAAAGTCCAAAAAATCGGACTTCCCGTGGCCGGGTACGCCCGTGATTGTGGTAAGGTAGCCTTTGTGGAACGACAGCATCTTGTCAAACTTGTCAACCCCGGTTTTCGCCCCAGCTGGCAGTCCAAAGTTGTAAAGGTTTTCTATTTCGGTCAAAAAGTCCGTAACCTTGAACACCCCCAGCATCGGGAACTCCGTGAAATTGTGGCTGGCTTCGCGCAGTGCAATCGCGCCATTCAACAGCAGGTATTCGTTGGCATCCTTGCACTCCGCGTATACGATGTAATTACATTTGTCCTTTCCAAAACGGTCTGCAATCGCATTGCGTAGGTCAATGCCGGGTGCATCGTTGTCAACTGCAATGTGTATCTTTTGAATGTGGTCAAAGCCGGGCATAAAGCGGTCGAAGAAAGTAAGGTTCGGTTGCGCCCCATTTGGCACACTGATTACATTATCAATCCCTGCCTCAATCAACGCCAGTGCATCCATTTCGCCCTCCACAATCCAAACCTCGGTAGCGGTCGCAAGGCAGTCGATGTTGTACGGGATAAGTTCTGCGCCCTTGTGCATCTTAAAATGTTTTGCCCCGTCCCTATATTTCACATTCTTTAACTGCCCAGACTCAAAGTAGTTAAAGCAAATGCAGTTTACTTCTTTGTTCAGCTGTGGCATAAATTCCAACTGCTCACTGATCTGCATCTTATTCAGTGTGGCAGCGGTTATCCTGCGGCCTTCAAACCATTTCAGCACCTTGTCGCTTAGTGCGGTGTTGTTTTGCCACTCAGGAACTTCATATTTGACTACCTCGGGGCGGTCAATAATGCCACCCTTCCAGCCGCAATGATGACAAATCCAAGCCTTTTTGTCGAGGTTAACGGATAGGCAGCGGTCGGTTTTCTTTTTCCTGGTGTGGCTACACTGAGGACAAAGGGTTTGTACTTCACCTGCCGTTTTGCCGGAAGGAATTTCGATGTTGTAAAATGAATAACTCATATCACAACGCCCCCGTAATCTTTGTGTTCCGGCTCGCGTATCTGCAAATCAAGTATATCGGTTGTTTTCAGCACTTCGATTTGTTCAGCAGTCATATTTTCTGCCATCCGTTCAAGTTTGCCGTTTTCCTTTTTGACTGCCCAGAAAACCATGTAAGTTTTTTCGACTGCCCTTGTTCCATGTTTAGGTTCTTTGGCCAGCCAATTCTTTGCAGTCATGTAAAGGTTTTTGTAGTCCCTGTTCTTTTTGTAGTTTTCTATCCGGTCAAGGATATTATCGACCTGCTCCGGTGTATAACCTTCTGCCACCAGTTTATCAAACTCAGGCCGTAAAATTTTCAAATGGTCAAACTGCCTATATATATTCTCTTCATTCTTTTCATTCTTATCATTCTTATAATTCTTGTTTGTTGTCAGTTGTTTGTCAGTTGTTTGTCGTTTGTTTGTCGGTTGTGTGCCGTTTTGTTTGTCGTTTTCTTCTTCAACAACTTGGTAACATTCATATTTACAAAGAGTTATAAGGGTAAATTTGTTTGTCGTTTTTACCTCAATTTCGCCAGTGTTTTGAAACTTTTTTAACAAAGTTCTGATTGAACGCTGTGAGATGCCCGTGTTTGCTGATAAGTTGGCTATCGATGTAATCAACTGGCCGCGCTTTACTTCATGCCCTTGCCACATTTTGTCTGCATGATTTGCTTTTAGCAGAACATAAATAAAGAGGTGTACATATTCGGAATTACCGAACCACTGCCATTCAATAAATTTGCGATGTATTTTAACCCAGCCTGCCATGTCGTTGTAAAATGTGTTTGTACCTGATGACCTGCAAATCTAATGAAAGCCGTTTCATTTTGTAGGCTTCCTTTGGCATGGGGTTAATTTGTTGCCGTACTTCGAGCCGCCCAATTTCGGCAGCGAGTACATCGAGACACCTTTCGCAGATGTCGGGGGGAATGTGTTTGAGTTGTTGCATAAAAAAAACACCCACACTTTCAAGAGTTGACCCCGGCTGGAAGTTTGCCGCCTCTTTACTTGCGTGGGTGTTTTGATTTATCGTTTTCATTACTTCCAAATTTCGGCAGGGGAGTCAATCCTGATGTTCCGATGTGCAATTATACAACAAAAAAATCAATTCTGCAAATTATTTTTAAAAGCTTCGTGCAGCCCCCATTCTTCGTTGAGCCGCCTTACTTCCATTTCGATTGCCCATTGCCAACCCGTTTCCCACTGGTCATGCTCGTTGCTGCCGGGATAATACGGGTTTAACCCTGAATGTTCGCCCTGCGAGAATAACCGCTGGGCTTCGTGTCCTTCCATTTCGTGTGTCATAGTGCTGCAAATGTAGTGTATAATTTTACATTGTGCAAACTTTCTGAATAATTTTTTTAAAAAAGTTAGATAAAATTCACAAAACTTTGTGAGTGCAAAAGCACACAAAGATATATCTTAAACATTTCGGCTATGACAGCAGCGATTTTATTGGCTGCGAGTGCTGTGGAAGCCAGGCAGTTGACATTCACCACATCAAACCCCGTGGCATGGGTGGCAGTAAGTTTGCCGACCGCATAGAAAACCTTATGGCCTTGTGCCGGATTTGCCATACGAAGTACGGGGATAACAAACAATGGCTTGAATACCTGCAACAGCGACACCAATTAAAACTTGACAAGGGATGACATTCTTAACGACCTTGCCCGAGCCAGTTGGTTACGGGAAGCCTGCCAAAACATCGGGGGCGACCTTGCCGACGACCTTTACCAAGAGTTCTGGGTGGTCATTTGTTCCAAGTCGGATGAAGAAATCTGCAAAATTCATGCAGACGGCTTCCTCAAATGGTGGGCTATCCGCATTTTGGTTAGGCTGTATCACGGCAACGGAAAGCAGCGTTTTTACCGGGACTTTCGTAAGCCCAGCGAAACCCTGCCGGACGACATAGAAGGCGAAGATGATGAATACAACGAGGACGAATACCAACGGCAACTATCTGCACTCAACACCGCAAACGATATGTATTCCCGAGTGGCGAATGACCATGACCGGAGTGATTGGTATGTGGGTGTCTTGTGGGAACAATATGCCAAAGTCCGTTCAATTAAGCAAGTCGCCCGTGATAGCAAAATCAATTTTAGAGAAATCCAAAAAATAATACAAGCAATGAAAGATGAAATAAGGAGGCAATATGACAGACATAATAAGTAAATCAATTCTGCTGGCATCGTTGGCCGTGTTGGCCAGCCGCTACTTCTTCCCCCCGTTCATATCATTTTTGACCGGGAAGAACAGCTACTTTCGCAAATCAGTAAAGCCCTTTGAATGCGCCTTTTGTTTGGCCTTTTGGCTGTCGGTGTCTTATCATTCATACCGTGGCGAAATGTGGGGCGTGGCCGCTGCATCGTTGGCCGCTATTGTGGCAGCCATAATTGATAAAAAGCTATGACACTCAAAGAGCAACTATTCCCACATTTGCAGCAGTTGCACCGGACGGGAACAATGCAGCTACCTCCCGATCTTGCAGATGCGGTTGCCAGGGAATATGAAAAGCGAAAGGGGCGCAGGTTGCCACCTTGCCAAACTTGTTTAACCGATTTTATCAAAGAACTATGCAGAGAGTAAAACACTCAGGTAACGCAGGCGACCTGATTTATTCGTTGCCAGCCATGCGGCAAATAGGTGAAGACATTGAACTGGTACTTGTGCCAAATGTGCCGTTGCAATCCGTGGGCGAACACCCAAACAAAGGTGTGCAGTTGACTTATGGAATGTGCGATATGCTCAGACCGCTGTTATTTGCAACCGGGTTTATTAAGTCAATTCAGATTACTGAACAACCGGGGCAGGTAGATTATGACTTCGACACCTTCCGAAAGTTCCACAATTACACCGGACACATAAGCCAATGGTACTTCCACACATACCCCCGGTTAACTTGCGACCTATCCCAGCCCATTGACATTGCGGTCAAACCAAAAACAACCCGGCCTATTGTAATTAACCGCACAGCCCGGTATCATAACCCGACCTTTGATTATATGGTTTTGAAACCCTATGCGGATAAAATGACATTTGTGGGGCTGCCCGAAGAATACCGGGTGCTGTCGGCCAAACTTCCCGGCATGACTTATACCGAGGTTCAAGACTTCGCAGAGTTGGCCTCAGTAATTAAGGGCAGCAAATTGTTTATCGGAAATCAGTCAATGGCCTATGCGATTGCCGAAATCATAAAGCACCCACGGATAGTGGAAGTCTGCCCGTATGCCAATAATGTAATCCCAACGGGGGCGAACGGATATGGGGCGTTCACTCTGGTCAACCTCATTCAAATCATGAAGTATAAATATGAGTAAACTATCGCCCATAACCGACACCCCTGCAAAATTTGCATTCAGCAAATGGGGGGTGCGATATTACCGGGATGACCTCGGCAATCTATTTTGTAAGGCATTAAACCAAGCGGATAAGGTTGGGGGTGAAAAGCACGAAGAACGAAACAGCGAAGAACTGAACGCCACCCGTCTTGAACGCATCAAACAAATAACACCCAGCAATCGGTATGTTTTAGATTACGGGTGCGGTCGTGGACAATTTTTGTCCTATCTCAGGCAGACAGGGGTTAAGTCAAATGGATATGATCCGTACAACCCGGAATTTGACTTCCTTTACAATGTCAAATATGACTGCGTTACAATGATTGAGGTTATAGAACATTTGTCATACCCGTTCCCTGAGTTAAGTGGGGTACATTTACTATTGAAACCCGGTGGCAAAGTAATGATTGAAACAAGTTTTAGCGATTGGTTAACAGAAGGAGACAGCTACATTGACCCCCGTATTGGACACAGCACAATTTTCAGTCATGCCGGGCTTGATTTCCTGATGAAGAAACACGGGTTCAAAGTGGGCAAACACATAAATCAAAATGTAAGGATATACGAAAAATGATAACTTGGGTAGAAATTAAACGGGTGATGCCAAACCCAAACAACCCCCGTGCTATTCGGGACGCAAGGTTTGAAAAGTTGAAGCAGTCAATTATTGATTTTCCCGAGATGCTGGAAAAGCGGCCATTGGTTTGTTATACCGAGGGCAAAAACTATATCGTGCTGGGTGGCAATATGCGGCTCAAAGCACTGCAAGACATCGGTCATGGCGAAGTGCCTATCATGTTGGCAGACGAATGGACAGAAGAACAACGGGCGCAGTTTTTGATTAAGGACAATGTGGGCTTTGGTGAATGGGATTGGAACACACTCGCAAACGAATGGGATGCGGATAAATTAGAGGCGTGGGGTTTGGAGTTGCCGCCTATGGATGCAATCGAATTGGCAGCAGAAGAAGATGATTACGAGATGCCCGAGCAGATTGAAACCGATATTGTGCTGGGCGATTTGTTTGAGATAGGTGAACACCGTTTGCTTTGTGGGGATAGTACGGATAGCGACCAAGTGGAAAAGCTAATGAACGGGGATAAATGCAATTTACTTACCGACCCACCTTACGGCATCAATGCAAATAAACAAACATTAGGCACTGGCAAAAAACAATTTCACAGAGGAGAAAATTGGGATAATGAAGTACCTGACTTCTATTATGTTTTACAATTTGTTGATAAAGCAATAATTTGGGGTGGCAATTATTTTGCTGATAAACTTCCTATCAATAATGATTGGTTATGTTGGCATAAAAAAAATGATGGTTTAAGCTTTAGTGAATTTGAACTTGCATGGACTAATTTAGGAAAGAATTGCAGAATGTTATCACACCATTGGGGAGGTGAAATAAAAGAACACCCTACAATGAAACCTCTAAAACTTATGGAATGGTGCATTAATTATTTAGATAGCAAACCTATATTGGATATTTTCTGCGGTTCAGGTTCAACAATGGTCGCCTCACACCAACTAAAACGCAAATGTTATGGCATGGAACTTGACCCTAAGTACTGCCAAGTCATTATTGACCGCATGATTAAACTTGACCCGACACTTGAAATCAAACGCAACGGGCAAACTTACAACCGACAAACAACCGATGGCCAATAAATTAGACAACCTGAAAAAGGGTGATGGTTTTGATAGCCACCCTGACAGAATTAACAGGAACGGCAGACCGAAAAAGTATGTAACGCTACTCAAAGAGCAGGGGTACAAACTTGCCGAAATAAACGACACTATTCAGGCGATGCTGTCAATGGACTTGGAAGAACTAAAAGAGGTGTGGCAGAACCCCAAGGCAACGATACTTGAAAAGACGATTGCAAACGCTATGCGGAAGTCATTGGAGAAGGGCAGCCTTTATTCGATTGAAACATTATTGAGCAGGGTGTACGGAAAGCCAAAGGAAACAGCCGATGTAAATCAAACGGTGCAGGGCGAAATTAAAATCACATTAGACTTAGGATGACAGCATTAGAATTATACGACCACGAATTGAACCGACACTTTTCGTATTTTATCGCAGGTGCAATCACGCTGCAACAATTCAAAGCGGCAATGGCAGAAACATTTGAACGCTGCAAAAAACTTGAAAAATATGAAAGTACGGGCTCAGCATAGACACCTCACACGCCACCGGGCAAATGTGAAACTAAAACTCAGGTTTCAATATGTGCAAATAGTTAGCCCCCTTATTCGCATGATTATGGCCGACATTAAGAATATCAAAAAATGAAGATACTCGCACTTTGGGAAGGAATGGGGGGTGTGGAATACCACCGCCTTTACTCACCCCTAAAATACCTGCAAATTACACACCCGGAATTGGAAGTCGACATTTGCCATGACATAAACGAGAAAGGCACTCCGAACCTTACGCAATACGATTTGGTGGTGTTTAACCGCTACATCGGCAAACGGCATTACGATGTGTTGGTACACCTTGCAAAGCACAATATACCCTATGTAATTGATGTGGACGATTACTGGCGGCTACCTAAGTTTCACCACGCATACCGCTGGGCGAAACAAAACGACCTCAAAGGGGCGGTGCAAGACGCTATACATTACGCTGCTGGGGTTACTGTAACCACCGACACACTGGCAAATGAAGTGCGGCAAATCAACCCAAATGTGTGTGTGCTGCCCAACGCTTTGAACCTCACGGACGAACAATGGCTGGGCGAAAAAACGCAATCGGATAAGGTGCGGTTCGGCTGGGTTGGTGGGCTTACCCATGCCAACGATATTCAGATCATAAGCGATGCGATAGCCTATATGTGCGACACTTACCCCAACGAAGTGGAGTTCTACCTATGCGGATACCAACCGCATCACTTGTGGCAGTCTATTTTGTACCGATTTAATGGCAGCGCGGATAAGGTACGGGAGCAGGTAAAGGTTAGCGGCTCACAGCAGGTAAATGAATATGGCTTGTTTTACCGCTTATTCGATGTGGCACTTGCACCCCTCGAAGATATCAAGTGGAACAACTGCAAATCAGAACTGAAAGTCATTGAAGCCGGGGCGTATGCCTTGCCAGTGATTGCCAGTTATGTGAAGCCTTACAGCACAATGGAAGCCAACCCCGGGATAATGTATGCAGGAAACACAACCGAAAGCTGGGTGAAGGCAATGACTAAATCAATGGACACTTTAAAAGAGGCACGGGGTGAAGCCAACCGGATATACTGCAACACACACCATAACTTCCAAGCCATAAACGAAAACCGATTAGAGTTCTATAAATCGTGCATATCAGGTACACCCGCCCATTCGTAACGGATTACCAACGGGCGATATTAGACAGCCCTTCAAGGTACACCGTAACCGCTGCCGCCACAAAAGTAGGCAAGACAGCCAGCCATATTATTTGGCTGTTTGAGCAGGCGTTAACCTTAAAAGAAAATCAATCCGTGTGGTGGGTGGCTCCGGTGTATCAGCAGGCAGAAATCGCGTTTAATCGTATGCGTACGCAGGTAACGGACAAAGGGTTTTTTAAAGTCAATGAAAGCAAGTTGCGACTGATTACACCAACGGGAGGGATTATTCAATTCAAGTCGGCAGAAAAGCCCGACAATCTATATGGAGACGATGTATTTGCAGCCGTGTTTGATGAGTTCACAAGGGCGCGAGAAGAAGCTTGGTTCGCACTCCGTTCCACATTAACCAAAACTCAGGGCAAATGTAAACTAATCGGGAATGTAAAGGGCAAAAAGAATTGGGGTTACAAGTTGTCTGAACGGGCTAAGGCTGGTGAACCGGGGTATCAGTTCTACAAAATCACCGCTTATGACGGGGTGGACGCTGGGATATTGGACGCTGCCGAAATTGAGCAGGCGAAACGCGACCTGCCACAGCATATATTTTCGGAGTTGTATTTGGCCGAACCGACAGAGGACGGCAGCAACCCGTTCGGGCTGAGTTACATCGACCGCTGCATAAAAGCGCAATCGACCGCACCTGCTGAATGGTACGGCATCGACCTTGCAAAATACACGGATTGGACGGTAATTATTGGGCTTGACAAAGATTACAATGTCTGCCACTTTGAGAGGTTTCAAAAGGATTGGGCGCAGACTGAGCAGCATATTATCGAACTCGTAGGCACAACTCCGTGTGCGATTGACAGCACAGGTGTAGGCGACCCGATTGTAGAGAAAATCCAAAAACGCTGCCCTCGGGTTATCGGGGTGAAGTTCACATCACAAAGCAAACAGCAAATGATGGAGCAGTTGACCGCTGATGTTCACGCTGCTGCCATAGGTTTTCCCGAGGGGGTTATTGCGGACGAGATGCGGAACTTCGAATTTGAACACACGGCAACGGGTATGCGATATTCTGCTCCATCAGGGTTGCATGATGACGCGGTGTGCGCCTTGGCACTTGCCCGGCACTGCTGCCAAAAAAATAAGAAGGGCGTTTTTTATGTAATATAATTTATTATATTTGTGGAATGAAAAACAAACAAACAGCAGTTGAATGGTTAAACCAAAGACGCCTAAAAAATGGCTTCAACACAATGGAAGATTTCCAACAAGCCAAAGTAATGATGAAGGAGCAGATAGTTGACGCTTTTGGTGTTGGATGCCATCATGAATCTAAACGACTTGTTGGTTATCAAGACACGGCAGATCAATACTACAACGAAACATACGGAGGTAACAAATGAAAAAACTTTTATGCAAAATAGGTTGGCATAAATTTATTTGCACCATTCAAGATTGTATAGACGAATTTGAATGTGTACCGAATGATGGTCGTATGCCGAAAGTTTCAAAATGTAGTAGGTGTGGTAAAACATACGGAGGTAACAAATGAAACTACTCTTTACCATAGCCATATACGAAATAATCAAAAGCATAACCATACATTTGTGGTATAAGATAGTAAAATGAAACTACCTAAGAACTGGGAACAAATCACAATCGGTCAATTTCAGCAGCTGCAAAAGTTGACTGAGCCGACCTTTGATAATCAAATCAAGACGCTGGCCGTTTTGAGCAATTACACTCAGGAGAAAATCGAAGACTTGCCCGTATACAAGGTGACCGACCAAGTCGCAAAACTGGCGTTCATGTCTGATTTACCCAAGCCGAAACACATCACCGGATTTTGGTGCGGAAATTATGTCTATAAATTCGCGGCAAACCAGCATCAGTTAACGGCTGGGCAATTCATAACTATTCAGGATTTAATTCAGTCCGGTAATTGGATAGACAACCTGCATAAGATTATGGCAGCGTTGTGCGTTCCGTACCGAGTTATGTGGCCAAAGCGATGCGAACTGAAAGCACAAGACTTTGACCGGGTGGCAGAGTTGTTCAAAAACAAAATGCCTATCTCGTTGGCATACGCTTACACGCTTTTTTTTTCGACTTGCTGGCCAGCATTACAAGACGCTATCCTTCACTATTTAAAGGAGGAAGCGGAGATGATGAAGCAGACACTCGAAGGCAAGACCGAGCCGGGTTGATATGGCTAAAGACCGTTGACAAGTTGGCACGGGGCGACCGGGCGAAGTATGACTACTTTTTAAAAATGGGAATAATTGAGTTTCTAAACTCTTGTTCTTTTGAACACGAACGGGGCAGGGCAAGGGGTGAACGACTTAACCAAGCCAGCAGCGACGCGAAAAGGGCAAAGGATATCAATGTTTATATGGTGGCACTTTTACAAGAACTTTTGGATTAGGTACATTTAAAGGTGTGAGCATATCAAAGGCGCAATTAGATGCAATCAACCGGGGGGCGTTGGCGAACCTTGGCAAGAACGCAAACGACCCTGATTTAAAGAGTGGCAGTCTGCTTGACCAGTTATTGATTGGATGTGCTGAAAGGCTCACCGAAGAACTACGCAATAAATTAACCGAAAAAGAACTTGTTGCCACCCAAAATCTTCGCAGCAGTATTGATGCCAGTGAGGTTTTTCAGATTGCCAATGGTGTCGCAGTGAATATCAAAATGGCAGACTATTGGGAAAATGTTGACAAAGGACAGAAACCCGGCACTATTGTAGAAGTTAAATCACTTGAAGAATGGATAAATCGCAAAGCAAGTGTTAAAAAATCAGTAAGGCCGCGACCCGGTCAAACTATGCAAGAGGCCGTAACTTCTTTTGCGGTTGCTATTGCTGCCAAAATTAAAGAAAAGGGAACGATTAAAAGGTTCGGTTACAAGGGCGCAAACTTTGTTCAAGAGGTATTAAGCCCACAAAACATTGATGCAATCGCCCAGCATTTATCTGACGCATTCGGGCAGCGCATTTTGATTTCGGTAAAACTCGAAGAACGCAAACCTGCTTAACCTTACACCGAAAAGCCACTGGGTACATTTTAAGGCGTGGCGATTACCATTGAAAACGAACCGGGCGACATCACCCCCGTTTATTCCGACATCACTTACACACTGAGCAGCAACAACTCAGGGCAGACAAATTTCAAATTCGTTGCCGTAGTTAAAAATGCGGCTGGCACTATCCTTGCCAAACTCAAAGCCCCGGTTTACACTGGCACTTCATACGGGGT